GCAATTATCCCAACTTAAGCTAGCAAATACTCATAATATCTACGAACTCTTTTTAGAAAATATGGGCAATCGTAAATTTACTCCAATCAAAGCTATGTCGGTAGATGCTGCTAAACAATTTAATGATAATTCATTAGATGTTATTTTTATCGATATGTGCCATACATACGAATGTGTCAAATCAGATTTGGACGCTTGGTTTCCTAAACTAAAATCCACAGGAATTATGGCAGGACACGACTATTCATGGGCAGGCGTATCCAAAGCAGTACATGAAAAATTTGGCAGAACAACAATGGAATCTATATGCGAATGCTGGATGTATAACTATCACGAAGGAGAAACTAATGGATAAAATAGCTTTAGTATCAGGGGTTACGGGTCAGGATGGATCATATTTATCAGAATTATTATTAGATCGTGGATACAAGGTAATAGGATTACATCGACGCAATAGTACTAATAATTTAGAAAGAATAACTCATCTACTTAGTAATCCACTATTTAAGTTAGAAGAATTTGACCTGACAGATCCTACCAATTGTATGAAAGTTATTGATGCATATCAGCCAGACGAGTTTTATAATCTGGCCGCCCAAAGTCATGTTGGCACAAGTTTTAAACAACCAACTACTACTATTCAAATAGATACAATAGGAGTAGTAAACATTTTAGAAGCTATTAGACACTGTTCATCATCTACCAAATTCTATCAAGCTAGTACTAGCGAAATGTTTGGTCGTAGCTATAGTTTAGATTCTAATCAAACCAAATATCAAGATGAAGAGACTGCTTTGCTACCTCAGAGTCCGTATGGAGTTGCCAAATTAGCTAGTCACAGACTGGTTCAAATTTATCGAGATGCTTATGGTATTTTTGGTTGTAGTGGTATACTATTTAATCACGAAAGTCCACGACGAGGTGAAAATTTTGTTACTCGTAAAATTACAAAATATATAGCACAAGTAATTAATCATTCTACAAATAGTACCCTAAAATTAGGCAATTTAAATGCTAATAGAGATTGGGGTCATGCTAAAGACTATGTATATGCGATGCATCTTATGTTGCAAAGTGATACTCCTAATGATTATGTAATATGCACAGGTAAAACATGGAGTATTTTAGATTTTGTTAGACGAGCATTTAGTTATGCTGGATTAGACTATACTCAACATATAGAAATTGATCCAGAATTATATCGACCAGCAGAAGTAGAATTTTTATGCGGTAGAAATAATAAGGCCAAGAAAGAATTGGGATGGGAACCAACAACTACTTTTGATGATTTGGTGCAAGATATGGTCGATAGTGATATTAGAGCATATGCTAATGTCTAGAAATTTTAAAGATCCAATTTATAAGGAATGGAGAAATACAGTTTATACCAGAGATAATTTTAAGTGTCAGTGGCCAGGATGCGAACAAAAGAAAAAGTTAAATGCTCATCATATTTTACCATGGGCTCAATATCCTGGTTTACGTTTTGAACCAAAAAATGGTATCACATTATGTAAGGCTCATCATAAAATGATAACTGGTATGGAAGATATATATGCCGCAGTATTTCTAAAAATAGTAGCACAATATTATGATAAAAAATGATTTTACAGTAATAATTGATACAAGAGAACAACAGCCGTGGTCATTCGATCACTATACTACCGCTAGTAGAAAACTAGACACAGGAGACTATAGTATCGAAGGCTTAGAAAACTTACTGGCTATAGAGAGAAAAAAGAGTATTAATGAAATCGCTAATAATATTATCGAATCTAGATTTAAAGATGTTATAGAAAGACTATCTCAAACTAAGTATGCATACATTCTTCTTGAGTTTGATTTGGAAAATGTGCTGAGCTATCCCATCGGATCATCATTACCAAAATATATGTGGGATAAAGTTAAGATTAGTCCAAGTTTTATTATGAAGCATATATTAGAATGGCAAATGTTTCATAATATTAAAGTAGTATTTTGTGGATGTGCTTCTGATGCAGAGAAGATGGCAGAATTTATTATGAATAAGGTATATTATCTTGAAGTCCACAACAAAAACAAAAAAGTTTGATGACGCATGGTTAGGTCTAGGTGACCTTTCCGTATTAAATGTGGATCATAATATTATGATTCACAGAACTAAAGAAGATATAGAAAATCCAGATTTTCATCTTATGAAGATTATGAGAGATCCTAAATATCTAGGATCAACTTGTAAATTGCTTTTTGATATAGAGTTACATCCTATACAAATATGCATTCTACAGGAATTTTGGATAAGAGCATTTCCTATGTATATTGCTAGTCGTGGTTGGGGTAAGTCATTTTTATTAGCATTATATTGTGTTATCAGATGTACGTTTTTCCCAGGCACTAAAATTGTTGTTGTTGGCGCAGCATTTCGTCAAAGTAAAATCATTTTCGAATATATGGAAACTATATGGAGGAATAGTCCCATATTACGCAGTATATTCAATGGAAATGATGATGGTCCTCGCAGAGACGTAGACCGTTGTACAATGCGTCTGGGTGATAGTTGGACAATAGCTATTCCTATGGGTGATGGTAGTAAAATTAGAGGATTACGCGCTCATATTATTATTGCAGACGAGTTTGCTTCTATTAGCCCAGAAATTTATGAAACAGTAGTCTCAGGCTTCGCAGCAGTTAGCGCCAGTCCTATTCAGAATGTTAAAGAACAGGCTAAAAGACAAGCAATGATAGATTCTGGAGTTTGGGCTCCTGAACTAGATGAAATAAATCATAAAATGGGAAACCAGGCGATAATATCCGGTACAGCAGATTATGGATTCAAACATTTTGCAACGTATTGGAAAAGATACAAATCTATTATTGAAAGCAAAGGAGATATTCGTAAGCTAGAAGAAATTTTTAAGGGAGAAGTTCCTAGTAATTTTAACTGGAAAGACTATAGTATCATTCGTATTCCCTATGAATTAATTCCTAAAGGATTCATGGACGATAAACAAGTTAGCAGAGCAAAAGCTACTATTCATACAGGCATATATAATATGGAATATGCTGCTTGTTTTGTTAATGATAGCGAAGGTTTCTTTAGACGAAGCCTTATTGAAAGTTGTGTAACTAATGAATCTAATAATATCATAATAAATAATAGACCAATTATTTTTGATTCTGTTGTACAGGGAAATACTAGTCATCAGTATATTTATGGAATCGATCCTGCTAGTGAGCAGGATAACTTTAGTATAGTAATCTTAGAAGTTCATCCAGATCATTCTCGTGTAGTTTATTGCTGGACTACTAATAGAAATAATTTTAAAGATCGACAAAAAACAGGTTTGATTAACGAATATGATTTTTATGGATTCTGCGCTCGTAAAATTAGAAATCTTATGAAATCATTTCCTCCTGTTAGGATAGGAATGGATGCTCAAGGAGGAGGAGTTGCTATTGAGGAAGCTTTGCATGATCCTAGTAAGATTGATGAAGGAGAAAATTTGATATGGCCAGTAATAGATCAGTCCAAAGCTAAAGATACAGACGATCAAGCGGGACTACATATATTAGAACTAGTTCAGTTCGCAAGAGCCGAATGGACTAGTCAGGCCAACCATGGTCTAAGAAAAGATTTAGAAGATAAAGTACTATTATTTCCACGATTTGATAATCTAACATTAGGATTAGCTCTAGATAAAGAAAATAAAGACATTCTTACAGCAGATTTAAATCCTATATATGATAGTCATAGTGAATGTATTTTAGAAATAGAAGAACTAAAGAATGAATTGACTACTATAGTTATGACACAAACTAGCAACGGACCAAATGCTAGAGATCGTTGGGATACTCCAGAAGTTAAAATGCCAAATGGTAAACGTGGAAGACTACGCAAAGACCGATATAGTGCTTTAGTTATTGCTAATATGCTAGCAAGACAAATGAATAGAGCCCTTAAGCCAGTAGAATACAATATGATAGGTGATTTTAGGAATAATATTGTATCTCAAAAGGATAGCACAATGTATAAAGGGCCAGAATGGTTTACCTCAGCTGCAAATGATGATATATATAAAGGTATATATAAGTAAAATAGGTGTATTACTCAATAGTTTTCCATTCCCATTACAATACAATTAAAACAATATGGCTAAAAAATATCCCAAAAGCGAGGCTATTCACGATGCAGAAATAGCTAATACACAGGCTTATGTAACATGGGGTGACGATATAGATAGTCGTCAAAAAGCCTTAGATTCTACATCAGGATCACTAGAGGAATTTGTTGGTATACAAAAAGCAGAAGGTAGTCGCAGAGGTTTTGACTACTCAAATTTAGACACCAACACATCTGGTCGCCCAGGATTAACTCGTACAGACTACGACTACTTTAGACCAGAAGAAGCGGTTCCAACCAAAATCAAAGCTATTCTCAGACGAGCTGATGATATTTATCAGAGAGTAGGATTAGTAAAAAATGTTATTGATCTTATGGGTGATTTTGCAGCCCAAGGTATTAGATTAGTTCATAAGAATAAAAGAATAGAGAGATTTTATAGACAATGGTTTAAAAGAATACGAGGCAAAGATCGTAGCGAGAGATTTTTAAATAATCTTTATAAAACTGGTAATGTTGTTATTAATAGACAAACAGCCAAACTAAGTTTAAAGGTTGCAGATAGACTATACAAAGCAGTGGCGGCTCCTGATCTGATTATCAATGAATTAGATGAAGATCAATTTGAGAAAAGAGAAATTCCATGGAGATATACCTTTCTTGATCCTGTATTTGTTGAAGTGTCAGCTGGACAGCTCTCATCATTTGTGTCCGATAAAAGATATGAATTAGTCTTGCCAGCGCAGTTAAGAAAAGTTATTAATAGTCCTAAAAATAGCAATGAAAAAGAGATTGTATCTAAATTACCATCACAAATTATAGAAGCAGCAAAAACAAGAAAACCATATCCTCTTGATCCCGATAAGATATCAGTTTTCCACTATAAAAAAGACGATTGGTTACAGTGGGCTAACCCAATGATCTACGCTATTCTAGATGATATTATTATGCTAGAAAAAATGAGATTAGCTGATATGTCAGCTTTAGATGGTGCTATTTCAAATATTAGATTATGGACACTTGGAAGCCTTGAGCATAAAATTCTTCCAAATAAAGCAGCTATTAATAAATTACGAGATGTTTTAGCTAGTAATGTTGGCGGCGGCACTATGGAATTAGTATGGGGTCCAGAATTAACATTTAAAGAATCCAGTAGCGAAGTTTACAAGTTTCTTGGTTCTGAAAAATATACAGCTGTATTAAACAGTATTTATGCTGGACTTGGTGTGCCTCCGACATTAACTGGCATGGCGACAAACGGTGGGGGGTTTACTAATAAATTTATTTCACCAAAA